TTTCATTTTTGAACCCTCCTTGGTTCTTTATTGTATAATTATATTAACACACATTGGGCTAGTTGTCAAGGGTTTCTTACAAAGTTTTTAGCTCGGTTCTCTAGTACGTTTACCGCCACTTTCAATAACAATAATAAAACAAATTTGACAAATCAACCATCATCTGTTAAGATAAAATCGAGGTGATTGGATGAAGGATTATGTGAGGGATAAAATAAACAGGTTAGAGGAAATCAGAAAAAATAAAGGTATGACAATTCAAGAATTTGCGGAAGAAGAATTGTCTATTACAAGACAGTCTTATTACAACTGGAAGGATGGACAGAATCCTAATCTCGAAAACTTTCAATTGATCAAAGACTACTTGTACAAGGAGGAATAATGTCAAAAACTAAACAAAAGACCGCCGTATGTCCCGATTGCAAAACCGAGTATAGGCTTCAGCGTGGCTCGACTGGCGACCAAGAAGGCAAGACGTTCGCGGCCAGTTTTTGCATTACATCTGGTTGCGATCACGAATTTGACTGGTCGGATATGGGCAAGTCAGTGGACAAAAACACCGAATGAAGGGTTTACGCACCAATGGAGGTCGATATGCACAACCCAATTGAAGTTATCCGAGCTGAAGGTATCTACAACACAATCCGCGAAGGTACGTTGCTCGTCGCCTCCCGGGCGGCCGAGTGGATCATTGACACGTTCGAGTTGGGGCCAAATTATGACTAAAAAATCCTACACACAGAAAGAAAAAATACGAACTTACCCATCTAAAAATGGCTCCCCGACCCAAAATACAAAAACTCAGTTAACAACAGAGAGAGCAGAATTTATCCGCGCAAATATGGAGATGCCTAATGAGAAAATATCAAAAGAGACTGATCTATCAATTCCTATCATAAAAATGGTCAAGGAAGCCAAACGAAATAATTTTTGGGCGGCATATAATAATGGCGGGGCGGGGCGGTCTAAATTATCTGAATTAGTTGAGGAATCCGATAATTGCTATACGACGTTGCAGGCCGCTGACTATATTGACATGAGCGAAAGCAAAACCAGAAAGAGATTTGTCGCTGGCACGATAAGAGCGAAGAAGTTTCATAATGTATGGGTGGCGAGACAGAAGGACCTTGACGAGTTTAAGGAGGCTCAAGATGATTGAAATTATAATCTTCTTATGGATCATATGGCCGATAATGGCGGGATCGATTGCGTATTCCAAGAATAGAAATTGGTTCGGGTGGGCGTTGTTGGGCGTACTGATTGGATTATTCGGTGTGATTTGGGTGGCTGCATTGCCAGCGATCGAGGATGGGAGGTAGAATATGGACAAAATATGGGTTCTGTATAGTCGTGAACAAGGCAATGGTCTAGGGTGTAAGCCTCACGACCCAGAGATAGAATACACGACTGAAAACAAAGAAAAAGCTATAGCAAAAATAGAGGAAATTTTCAATACAAAGAAAGGTCTGGGGAGCAAAGAATGGGATTCTGAGGACCACGAATCATTTACATTGCCGGGGATGAATTATTTGACTCACTATTATATCAAGTCGATAGAATTGGACGATTAACTTGACCCAAACGAGAATACGGTATCCCAAAGGAGGGATAATATGAACAAACGTACAATTTCAATTCTATTTATCGTATCGGTGTTGATATTAGCTTCAATGACAGTTAGTGCAGAATATGTTCCGATTAAGGACAAAATTTGGAACCAAATTGAGGATGAACATAAATTTAATATGACAATTCGAGACTATTCAGGTGTCAGAAAATTGGCAATAGCGGGCTTTTATCTCCGGCCACATGCGGATATGATCGGTATCAGCGTCGACGAGATCAACTCGGTATGGCCTAATAATAAAATTCTCTCAATATTCGTTAGTCCTATGAACGGTAGCCAGTATTTCTGGCCAAGCGATTTCTCATTTGTACAAGATGGTAGCCAGTACGATATAAATACATTCAATGATATTTATTCATTAAGTGGGCCTTTTGATGGTGGCGAAATAAAATCTGGTGTAGTGGCATTCGGATTGTTAGCGTTGCCAGAGCAGATTGATACTAGCCGGGAGTTCACAATTTGGTATGAAGACGCTAAAACTACGTTGTAGAGCTTGATGGTAACGACAATAAGATGTATAATATTGTAGTTGATCTTCAACAAATTATTATCGAGCGGGCCGGGCGGGTTTTATCACTCAACCCTCTCAGTGGCCCGGCCCTAGCTCTACACTGAGGAGTGATATAAAATGAGTGACCAACCTTTAATTCAAATAACTTTCAAGAGTGCAGATTTTCCACTTCTAGCTAAATACTATGTCGAGAATGAATTAGGTTTGAACGTAGACAGTTTTGAACTCGTTTGCTTTGGCCAAATGAATGAAAGATTGGAAATAGGCGAACAGCATATCGAGGAGGAAGCTGTCGTAAAAGTTGTTAGGGAAGATGATGAAAAATGAGATGGTTTTCATTAGATACAGATGTCCTGAAAGACGATAAAATAAAAACACTCAGACGAAAACATGGCACAGATGGTTGGTATATTTACACACATATACTTACCGAAATAGCAGAAGCAATAGACCAAGACAATGATATGAACGGATATTTGCCAATGTCTAATGGAGATAATCCCGCCGAAAGTATTGCTTGGGACGTCCATCTCGATACAGACGTGGTTAAAGAATCATTAGATACTATGGCAGAGATCCAGTTGATAGATCCAGATAAATGGTCTAATAATGAGATATACGTCCCCAAGATACTTGAAAGGAAGCAAACAAAACTTTATTTAAAACAGCAAGAAGCTGGTAGAGAAGCTGGCAAGAAAAGTAGCAAACAAGGTAGCAGTGAAAGTAGCAACAAGGTACCTTCTAAGCCAGCTAAAAGGTCACCTTCAACAGATATAGATGTAGATAAAGATAAAGAAAATACTAATAATGGGGATAATTTATCAGCCAAGAAAAAATCCAACGGGAGATACGAGTATCCAGACGAATATGAGAAAATATATGACTTATATCCCAACAATAACGGAACTAAAAAAGCTGGTCATAGCAAATGGAAGGCTCGAAGAAAGGACGGTATATCACAAGAGGATCTAGTCGAAGCGGTCGAAAACTATGCCAAGATGTGTGATTTAACCGGTAAGGAGATGACGTATATAAAGCACATTGAGACATTTCTGGGGCCCAAGAACCATTGGGAAGAGTTCTTAGACGAAAACTTTGACGAATCAAACTATCAACCAAAAAAGAAAAAATCCTCTGGCGGTAGACCATCTCAACTAACCGAATCCGATAAGGAGGCAATGGGCTTAAAATGAGAGACGAACTAGCAAGCCGAGCGATAGAGCAGAAGTTACTTTCATATTTACTGGAATACGATAACAGCCAAGACGAATATATGCCTAAATTGTCTCCGAGTGACTTTCACTATTTCAAGCAGACATATCAACAATTTGACAAACTTTATACCGAGGAAGAGCTTAATTCTGCAACGGCCTACACGAGATGCGACGAGTCGGCAATTAATGACATTATGCGAACCAATGTATCGCCGTCTGAGATTGAGAGCCTTTACGACAACTTAAAAGACCTTGCGAACAGACGAAGGCTACTAGGATTTACCAAGCAAGTAGAGGGAGCTATTCAGTCAGATGAAGCGATACGAGAGCAGATAGTTGACCTCGAAAGCGAGCTTGTCGAATTGACAGAAAACTTTTATACGGCGGATTCAATCGTGAGTGTATCGGACTTGATCCCTTCCTTGGAAGATCACTTAGAAGAATTGAGGAAGAGGGAGGGGTTGACGGGCGTTCCCACAGGATTGAGCGATCTAAATTCACAGACTGCCGGATTTCAAGATGGAGACTATATTCTAATAGCGGCCAGAACAAGTGTAGGTAAGACTGACTTGATGCTTAATTCTGCTCTCGCTTCTGTCAAGCATAGTGAGCAAACGACTGTATTCTCACTCGAAATGAGTAGCACGAATTTGCTTAAACGATTAGCCTCGATGGTGTCGGGAGTACATAGACAGAAAGTTCGCAGGGGAACGTATAACGATCACGAAAAAAAGAGAATAAAATCTGCTCTGGACACTCTCGGTAAGATGCCTTTTTATATTGACGAAAAAAGCCACAAAGTTGATGAGATAGTTTATAAGATTCAGAGACAGGTTAAGCGGGATAAACTTGATATTGCTTTTATTGACTATTTTGGTTTAATCGGGGCCCCTAATGTTGATAATGGTACTGTTCAAAACGAGAAAGCTGAATGTTCACATAAGTTGAAATTTCTGGCGAAAAAGGTTGATATACCGATAGTGGTATTGGCTCAATTAAATAGGCGAGTCGAATATCGTGAGAATGGTGATCCACGGATCTCTGATCTTCGGGGGACTGGCGCACTTGAACAGGATGCGGATACAACGCTGTTGATTGATAGACCGGCGCTGCACGATGACGATGTTGATAGTTTAGGGAAAACTATAATCAAAATTGGCAAGCAAAGGAATGGTCCAACGGGAAAAATTGACGCTCATTACGATACAGATACGGGGCTGTTCAAAGATGCTTAAAGCAAAAGATTGGAACGAATTAGGCTTAAAAATTAGCAAAAAAGCTAAGAAACAGAGTCGGGAGCATGAATTATTTGCCCTTAAATATTCTGATAATATCAGTAAGGATTTATTGGATGAAATAAGAGAAACCGAGAAAAAATACAGGTCATATCTCGACAAAGAAATTGAACAATATAAAACCAAGCTGAGGGGTAGAAATGAGCAAACTTAAAGAAATCACGAAGATATTGCGAGAACACGCGAAAGACAAGACCAATCTATCGTCAGAGGATTCGCGTAAAGTCATTGCGTTGGAAATTTTGGAGGTGATTGACGATGAATGATAAATTTTGCATATGGGATGAAGTAGGGAAGAGGATGATACCTTGGCGAGAGATAAGAACTTGGAAACGTACGATTGAAGATGTTTGGACAGAGCCAAATTATACCAGGCTTTGGTACACAGGATTAACAGACAAGGAAGGAACGGAGATATACGAGGGTGATGTTGTTGAGGATGATTATATTGCGATTTCTGAAGATCGTTCACAAGTCTATTTTCAAAATGGAGCCTTTTGGGTTAATTACGGAGGTGCGGTAAAGTTACTAGCTGACCGCGATATGAGACATATTAAGGTTATCGGCAATAAATTTGAGGACCCGGAGCTTCTCAATGACAACGAATAAACGAGCAACTGACGACCAACTAAAAAGTATCGAAATCCTGAAAAATAAAATGCTTAGAGAAGCGAGAGGTGAGACGATGACGAAAGAAGAGCTAGATGAGATGAGCGATAAAGAGAAAATAGAGGCGGGCATTTGCCCAGAGTGCGGTGGCAAGTTGATACCGGGTAGCGGTTGTGCAACTTGCTGTGAGTGCGGTTGGAGTCCGTGTAAGGTAGGATAGGAGGTGAAGGTATGTTAAAGTTTGAACTATGGGATAAGAAAAACAAAGAGATGTTAGGTCCATTTTTCTTGAAGGATATAACGACATACGAGAGGAAGCCTATTCTCAAGAAAGACAACAGAGTGATAGAGATAGAAGAAATAGGTCCAAGGTATCTTGCTAAAGAGGTTAAGGCGAGCGAAAAGCTCAAGGAGATGCTCGATGAGCAGGACGAGTTAGACAAACGGATTATCAAGGAAAAGGTGCTAAATTGGGGGAACAAGGTTAATCATCTTAATTCGCTCTGTACCGCTATTTCTAATGAAACGGAAGAATTGCGCGACACTGCGGCGTGGAAGTGGTGGTCGGAAGATATGGGAGCCGATTGGGATGAGTCTCGGGAGGAACTTATCGACATATTCCACTTCTGGCTCTCGGCGGCAAATTTACTTGGCATGGATGCAAGCGACATATATAATAAATACATGGACAAGAACGAGGTTAATCATTGTAGGCAGGACGGAGATTATTGACTCAAGAGAGGAGGAGCTATGTATGAAAGATAATATCGTTCTAAGTCTTTTCGACCACTCACTAAATATGGTCAAACCCTGGGCTGAAAATGGTTATACTTGTTACGCGGCAGATATAAAACATGAGCAAAATTCTCAAAAATTGGGATTGATTCCCACTTTATCAGATGGTGGTATAGTTAAATATGGGGTTGATATAAATAACTGGCTACCACCGAGAGCAGAATACAAGATGGTTTTTGCTTTTCCACCCTGTACAAACCTTGCTGTTTCAGGTGCTAGATGGTTCAAGGATAAAGGTTTAACAGGGCTAACAGAAGCGGTAAGAAATGTCGAAACCGCCAGAAAAATAGCTGAATGGAGCGGGGCTCCCTGGATGATAGAAAATCCAATATCTACCCTTTCAACTTACTGGAGAGAACCAGATTATATTTTCCACCCTTACGAATACGATGGTTATACAGATGAGGATAATCAGTATTCTAAAAAGACCTGCCTCTGGACAAGCGAGGATTTTGTAATGTCAGATAAAGCCCCAGCGGAAGAATTTGATGATCGCATTCATAAAATGCCGCCGGGGGAAGGACGTAGTGAAAAGAGATCGAGGACACCAGAAGGATTTGCCAGAGCTGTCTTTGAAGCTAATAGGTGATAATCTTGTCTAAAAGAACAGATATATTATTTGCGTTAATCAGTGCTGGTTATTCAGTTTATAACTTTGTTGAGGGTGATCTGTTTATAGGATTAACGATGCTTTTTTGGGTTTTGCTTTGGCTTGGGCAATTTGCAATTCATAGTAGTGTTGAAGAAAAGACAACAGAATAGGTGATCTGTTGTGAAACTAACACGAGGGGCCGACGCTCCAAATTCCGATTATCGCGGTCGAGGCGCGCAAAGTCTTGATAGGCTTGTAGGCGGAAGGTTTATAGCCACCTTACCTCCTTGGTCGGTGAAGGTACTTTCGTCAAGTGCTGGTGATTCGATTTCACTGCGGGATTGCGGAAAGCGTGGCCCCTCTCTTGCCAACGAGGCGAAATATGTTATATATTTTTTGTAGCGAATGCGATTATAAAACAGATATACAAAAAGTGATAAATGATTCGGAGACAGTTAAGGAGCAACTTGAAAAAGACGGCGGGTGTTATAAGAAAGATATCTGTCCAAATTGTGGTGAAGATGGCAGCCTGCATCTCAACAGACCACCAGGTTTAGAATTTTATGTTTGAGGGGGATATATATGTACACATTAACAATTGAAGGCAGACCAAAACCCAAAAAACGACCGCGAGTAACCAAATCTCATACATATAACCCTAATCAGAAAGCGGAGAATTTCATACTGGCAAAGTGGGTCGAAAAGCATGGTCAAGTCAAGATTGAAGGTGATATTGAGATGGTATGCGGATTTTATTATTCAGATAAAAGGGTGGCGGATACCAGCAACTTAATTAAGCTGGTTGAGGATGGGATTTCAAACAGTGGTGGCGATAAAAATGAATACAAGCCTTTCAACGATAGGCAAATCACGAAATTGCACGGTTATCGGGTGACGGGTCGGGAAGAGGAAAAGACTATTGTTGTTGTACGGGAGGTGTGAAAGATGTTAACAGGAGCATTAATAGGCTGGCTCTTAGTGGTAAATGGTGTCCGTATTTGGTTAGCAATCTTGGCTGGTGGATTTATTGGCGTGAGTAGCGTTTATCAAAACCAGAGAATTGAGAATGCGCAAGATTAACAACCCCGACAAAATACCTGATTGGTGCCCGCTAGCGAAAGGTGATCGACCGATGATGTGTCGAGCGTGCGAGAATTTTGAAGAGAATCCGTTTGGCAAGAGTTTTTGTAGGGAGGTGGAGGATGAATGAAGCTGAAACTATTAAAGAGCTTAAAAAGCGAGTTCGTGGTAGACCTGAATATCTAAAGGAAAAATATTTTGCTGAAATAACTACATCTATTCTAAACCACATGAGAAAAAACGATATATCGCGAAAAGATTTGGCGGACGAAATGGGAGTTAGCTCATCCCAGATTAGTCAGATATTCAATAAACATTCAAATTTAACCTTAGGGACAATTGCGAAAATATCTAGTGCCTTGGGGATAAGGTTGCGGTTTGAAATGAAAGAAGTATTTATGAGGGAGGTGGAGGATGAGTAAACTGCAAAAAGACTATGAGAAAATGTGTTGGACTTTTGGTAACATATTGCGCAGAGTACGGAGCTTTCTCCCGGTATCGGTCCAATATATTTTCATTGGAGAGGATTTAAATGATGACTAAAACAACCTGGCAAGTCCAGCAATATCTTGAGACGACGGCGACGGCGAATGGGAAGGATGTTGATGAGGTGAAGCGGGAGTTGGTGAGAGAGTGGTTCTGGGAGGAAGGTGAACCGGTAAAAGAGGAGAAGAATTAACTTGAGCATAGATATTGACGAGCGAATAAAATTCTTTGATGAAAAGGTTGAGAGTTTAAAGGGTCGGTTGGGGAAAGTGTCCTATCACAGTGACCACTCTTGTGAATATCTTCGAGGCGAACTTGATGAATTGGAAGAGTGTGTTATGTTAAGAGAACGACTTAAATTTCAGCGAGATGGTAAAGATGATTAAGACCCTCGTCTTTTAGGCGGGGGTTTTCTTTTATATATAAAACATACTCCTACTCTTAACCCCGCCCCTTCTCCCCTTCGCTCGTTCAACCGACAATTCCCGTGCCCTTGTCGGATTCGCTTCGCTCGCCTTTCCCTTTCAAGTTTCCCTAACAACGGGAAGACGTTAGATTATAATGATATTTCGAGGTTGCACAAGGGCAAACAGTGGGACCAGCTCTCCCATCTGGGATACACTATCCCACCAAATTTGAAGTGTAGTTGTGGACTAAGTTGAGAGGTGGGAGACATTATCCCACCCTATTACGATTGTGCCAGTTTGTAATATCAATCAAAATCGTGTATAAATTAACGGTGATATTATGTCCAGATTTGACGAGAAAGCTAAAGAGAGATTTGAGAAAATCGAAGCAAGGCTTGACGAATTGGAAGCGAAGGTTGAGGGAGAAGATGAACCAGTGAAAGAGTTTAACATAGAGGGTGGAAGCGTAGAATAGCAGCGGTGGTTAAACGTGGCTAACCTGACAGACAAACAAGAGAAATTTTGGGAATATTACAAAGATACTGGTAACGGATATGAGTCTGCCAAAAAAGCAGGCTATTCCGACAGTACAGCGTATCACTGGAGACGTGACGTTATCCAATCTGAAGGGGTCCAGGAAGCGATCAAGGAAAAGCTATCAATAGAAATCTTCCGTAACCGTACTCGCATACTGGATTTGTTTGATGATGCGGTTGATGATCTTCGGGGTATCATTCAGAATAAAGAAAATAAGGCTAGTGTTCGCATTCAGGCAGATAAAACCGTATTTGAACAGATTGATAAAATTAGCGAGATATTTGAGATTAACAAAGAAGATGACAACAAAATTAGTGAGTTAATAGATGCCACCAAAAAGCTTGCAGAACAGCGGGGTCGAGATAGCTGATTACGCCCCAAAGCAGTGGGATGTAATCGCCAACGCTAACGCTCGTTGGAACTTCTTGGTTGGAGCTGTCCGCTCCGGCAAAACCTATGTCAACAACTACAAACTTCTCGAACGATTGAAAACTAATCCAGGTCAACCTCGCGCAATTATTGGCAAAACAATGGGGACGATAGAGGATAACGTAATCGAGCCAATGCGTCAGAGATTCGGAGATGATGTTATAAGCGAAATATATGGTTGGAATAAAAAGGTTGATATCAACGGTGTTCCTTTCCGCTTAATATCGGCAGTGAACAAGCGTTCGATCAAGAGGCTAAAGGGGATAAGTTTACAATATGCTTATGGCGACGAAGTCACAACTTGGCCTAACAATTTCTTCGAGATGCTCAAATCAAGGTTAGACAAGGCTGGGGCGCAATTCGACGGTTCGACCAACCCCGAAGGACCTAATCATTGGTTCAAAACAACTATGCTCGACAGAGACGACCTTGACGTGTATCACAAACACTTCACCCTCACCGATAACACCTTCCTCGACCCTGAATTTGTAGAGCAGTTGAAAAAAGAATATTCCGGCGTATGGTACGCTCGATACATTGAAGGCAAGTGGGTAAAGGCCGAGGGTCTTGTTTATGACAACTTTAGCGAGGACGATCACGTTGTCGGCGAGTTGCCAGACAAGTTTAAAAAGTTCTGGATCGGTATCGACTACGGCACGGTCAATCCTACACACTTCAACCTAATTGGTTTGAGCAAGGATAACGAGCTATACCTCATTGACGAGTGGCGACATTCAGGGGACGAAAGCGGGAGATCGAAGACTGATGCCGAATACTCACAGGCGTTGCAGACATTTATAGCGAGACAACAGGATCGGTTTCAAAACTTCGTGGCCGAATGGGTATTTATCGACCCTTCGGCTAAGTCATTTATCGAGCAACTTAATCGAGACGGGACGAACAGGTTGGCTCCGGCTGACAACTCGGTGCTTGACGGGATACGCAAAGTATCAACCTTGATCGGGGCGAACAAGTTTAAGATACACAAATCTTGTGAGAATACGATTGATGAGTTTCATAGCTACGCTTGGGATGAGAAAGCTGAGGAACGAGGGGAGGACAAACCTATAAAATCTGACGACCATTCGCTTGACTCACTGCGCTATGTGATTAATTCGTTCGGAAAGAAATATTATAATTTGGTTATGAGGGGATAAACGATGGCTAACAAACAACCTTGGCCTCCAGAAAAATGGCAGGCAAAATATCGCAAGTTTTCCGAGCACTCAGCATGGTATTCGGGATCACGAAACAAGTTGATGCAACACTATTCGATCAAAGGCGATCCAACCGATGGTGCTGGCGACTTCTGGGGGCAGAACCTTAAACCTAATCAGAGCAAGACGATGGTTCACGTTCCGGTGGCTGGTGATATTGCCGGTGTAAGTGCTGACCTTGTGTTGGGGGCACATCCTGACTTTCAGATTCCCGAGGCACATCAAGAGGAAGCTGAATCGGGGGCGAAAGATGAACAGGATCGGTTAAACGAGATTGTCAAAAAGACAGATATGTATTCGAGATTGGTCGAAGCGTCAGAAGTAGCAGCTAGTCTCGGGGGTTCATTTCTCAAGGTCAACTGGAAAACTGAGTTTAAAGATTTTCCGGTGCTTTCGGTTGCACACCCAGATCACGCTATTCCGTACTGGAAATGGGGCTTCTTACAGAAAGTTATATTTCACAAGGTTGTTAAGAAGGACCGTCGAGACGTTTACCGTCATTTGGAAATTCACGAGCCGGGCGTAATCAGAAACGAGCTATATCTTGGTAGAGATAATGAGCTCGGAAGTAGCATTGAACTTGCACGTTTACCAGAGACCGAAGATTTAGAAGAGGAAATCCAAACTGGCGTTGATGAGATATTATGCGCTTATATGCCGAACAAGCTACCTAACAGATTGTGGCGAACGAGCAACTTGGGCCAGTCAGACTATCAAGGCGTAGAAGATTTGATGGATTCACTCGATCAAGTCTACTCGGATTGGATGCACGAAATTGAGATTGCAAGAGGTCGGATAATTGCAAGCGAAGAGTATCTTAAGAACGCTCAAGGCGAATGGATGTTCGACATGGATCAGGACGTGTTCAGTCCAATCTCAGAGACTCCGGGTGAAGGTTCGGGGATCAACCCCATACAGTTCGAGATACGCTCACAGAAGTACCAGGAGACGGCTATTGAGTTATTTGACAGG